CCCTCATCGTGATTGGCATCAAGGGGGAGAAGGATCTTTCCCAACCCCTCGACATCAAGCGCTTAGGCAAGGGATGTCTGTCCTACCTCCACGTGATTGATCGTTGGAGGGTGGGAGCCACGGACTTGATGGATCTCCCGGATGACTTGGACTCTGCCAACTTCGGACGGCCGAGGTTTTACAATATGGCATCCCAAGCGATTGGGCCCGGGGGCCTTGTCCATTGGTCCCGCGTAATACCATTTCACGGTGAGAAACTCCCGTGGTTCGCTTGGCTCCACAATGGGATGTGGCATCGCTCCACCCTTCAACACGTGATTGACGATGTAAAGGATTACTCCAACGTGATGAGCCTTCTAGCCACCATGTTCTTTGAGGCCAACGTGGATGTGTTGGGCATCGCGGGCTTGGCGAAGCTCCTATCCATGCCGGATGGCAAGCGGAAGATCCAAGAACGCTTCGGCATCGCTGCAACGGTCAAGTCCGCCAATCGCATGCTTGTGATTGACAGTGAGGACAAATACGAGAAAAAGGGTAATACCTTTTCAGGACTCGCGGCCATTGGCGATCTGTTCGTGCGGAACGTATCGGGGGCCGCGAACACCCCAACCTCAAGACTGTTTGGGGAGCAAGCCCAAGGCCTTGGATCTGAGGGCAAGGGGGACGATAAGAACTACAAAAAGTTCCTCCGCTCCTTGCAGAGTCGATACACCCCGGGCTTGGAGTACCTCTATACGATTGCCGCGATCGACATGTTTGGATCCGTGCCTCCCGGTTGGCAGCTTTCTTGGAATACGCTCGAGCAAGAGAGCGGAGCCGAGAAGGCCCAACGGCAGTTGAACGAAGCGCAACGAGATAAGATTTATGTGGGCATGGGGGCCGTCTCTGCGTTGGTGATTGCCCGCCAACTCAAAGAAGACAACGTTTATCCCATGATGGAGCAAGAGGACGTGGACGAGGTGGAGGAATCGCTTGAGGCGGGGGATCCGGAGGAGTCCGCGGAACTCTTGACCATGGGACAAGACATTCCGAAGCCCGGGGTGGGTAATCCTCCCACGAAGGGCAAGCCGGTAGCTCGCAAGCCCGCGGAAGGTGAGGAGGAAGAGGGGGAGGATGTGCCGGCACCCAAGGAGGAAGAGGTAGCCCGAGGAGCCTCCAAGAAGGGCACAAAGGCTGCGGAATCGGACGAAACGTAAAGGAAGAAATACCCCTTCTTGTCAAGGGCTTAGTGTGGTATTCCTCAAGTAACGGTTGAAGAAATGGGCATCACAATTGCACACCTCTTGCACCCGGGCCTCACGGGCCCGGGGCATCGCGTGCACAAGATGCGCAAGCGGGCTCCGCGCAAGCTCGCAATCATCCGGCCTAGCCACCGCAATGAGCTTTGGCTGCGTTCTGAGCTGCGGGCCATGGTCGGAGTAGTTCGGGACGATGTGGAGAGGCATCTCCTCCCAAGTCTCAAGCCCGCCTTTCCTGGCACCTTCTCCGATTCATCGGTGCCCGTTGCCAAGGACATCATTGCCAAGATTCGGGCGGAGAACCTCGGCAAGATGTCCCGGCAAGCGGAGGTTCTCGCAAGGGCCGCGGCCAATCGCTCCTTGGCTGCGGTGGATGAGCGATTTGCCAAGGCGTTGAGGGATTCCGTATCGGTTGACATCAAGCCGTTTCTGCAACGCAACCCACGCATCGTCACCATCCTCAACGAGAAGACGGAAAATAATACGAAGTTGATCACCACGATCCCAACCGTGTATCTCGATCAAGTTCAGAACTCGGTGGAGACCAATTGGGGAGAGGGGATTCGTTGGGAGGATCTCGTTGACGACATCTCGGAACGTGGGGACGTCTCCGAAGCTCGAGCGGGTGTGATTGCTCGAGACCAAACCTCCAAGCTCAATGCGGCCTTCAACCAAGCCCGGCAAGATGATGCTGGAATCGATGAGTATGAGTGGAGCACGGCAGGTGATGAGTCCGTGCGTCCGTCCCATGCTGATTTGGATGGCACAACCCACCGTTGGGATGAGCCCGGGCCGCTTGCAGGAACCATCGGCGGAGAGCCTTGCCACCCCGGTGAGGACATTGAATGCCGCTGCGGAGCGATCCCCTACATCAACCTTGAAACCCTCGAGTCTCGAATTGAGATCATGGAAGCCGAGGCCGCATAATGCGCTACGAATGCACAATAACGGATTACTCCGTAATACCTTCCGAGACTCAACGGAGAGTGGACCTTGACGGCATCATGCACGCTCGAGGTGTCGTGGCCCGGGCCGGAGTTCAACTCTACCGCGCCAAGGAGCTTGGCCTCACGGACCGTGCTCCGGAGTCCATCGTTCGGATCTACCGCTCCCCCGCAGCGCTTGCCAAGGCCGCGGCCTCGTTTGAGGACAAGGCAATCACCCTCGGCCACCCCTCCCCCGCGAAGTATCCCCTTGGTGTTACGGCCGACAATTGGGCGGAGCTTTCCCACGGGCACATGAATCATGTGGGGATGGAAGGCCCACTCATGCAAGCCGATTTGCACATCGGACGTGCAGACACGATCAAGCAAATCCAATCGAAGCCCGCGGAGCTTTCAAATAGCTATCGCGCAATACTTGAAATGTCCCCCGGAACTTCCGCCGATGGGGAGGCTTTCGATGGCACTCAAGAGGAGATGCTTGGCAACCATTGCGCGATCATCATCCGAGATTCCAACACCCAAATGAGAGCACGCGGCGGGGAAGTCTGCCGAGTCTTTGACCACACTGAAGAAAATGGAGCAACGATCATGAGCAAACGAATTGTTATCCTCATGGACGCCGCGGGCAAGCCTTCCGGTCACGATCTGGAAGAGCCCACCGCGTCCCTTGTTGAATCCCTCGAGGCCGCACGCTTGGGCCTCGTCAAACAGATCGCGGATTCCACTTCCGCCCACGATGCGGCCATTGGGGCCCTCAAGGCGGAGCACACCAAGGCGGTTGAAGTTCTCCGCGGGCAGATTGTCACTCCCGCCAAGCTTCACGAGATGGTGGCCGATCGGGCCTCCGTGCTCAACGATTGCACGGCCCTTTGCCCCGCGGTGAAGCCCACCAACGAGATGAGCACGGCCGCGATTCGTAGGGCCATGCTTTCTGATTTGGTTGGACGTTCGGACACGGCCAAGCGCATCTCCGATGCCATCATCGGTGAGGCCGGCATCAAGGACGATACTTCCGAGGACTCGATCCACAAGGCCTTGGATGCGGCCAAAGTGATGGTGGAGAAGTCGATCCAAGATGGTGTGGAACTCGACACCAAGACGGCCCGTGGCCTCTGCCCGCGTAAGCCGGTTGGCGAGGGCCCCACGAATGACTCCACCGAAGCCGCTCCCAAGACCGTTGGCCGTGCGGCCTACATCCACAACCTCACCCACCGGGGAGAGGCCAAGTAACCCGAGGCCATCGAAGGGCCGAAACTAAAAGAACCCAAGCAAGGAGAATGCAATCATGAGCGTCAATCTCGGAACCCCCGGTGGTGCGGAGTTCGTGCGGGCCTACAAGGGCCAAGTCCTCGACACCTCCACGGCAGTCATTGGATCGCGTACCAACGAAAGCGCGACTCCCATCGAATACGGACGGGCAGCGGCCCAAGGTGCCAACGGCGGATGCGTGCCGGTGGACAGCACCCACAAGGTGTTGGTTGGGTTGGTGTGCTCCAACCCGATCCGTCCGGCGGACTACTCCACCAACGTCTCCAACATCAAGCAATACGATGAAGTTCCGCTCATGCAAGTGGGCTCCATGGCTGTCTATCCCGTCGAAAATTGGGCGGATGGGGATGCCCTCTATGCCGTTGTTAGCCAGAGCGGGGAGCTTGGATCCGCGTCCGGTGGTGGGGCCTCGGCCGATCGCATCTTGGTGCCGGGTGCCAGGATGAAGGGGGCCGGAACGGCCAACACGTGCGGAGAAGTCACCCTTTTGGGCGGGCAGACGATCACCCTCGGATCGTAAAAGAACCCCCAACCTCACGAACTCAAAACATTTCGAAAAGGTAATACTCAAATGAAAAGCCGAAAGCAGAACGTCAAGGAAGTGGTTGTCCACGATGGTTGGGATATCGTCGATGAAGTAGTCGATGCCAACCGACACAAGAACTTGCTGGACTTCGTCCACCGCAATCCCGGCATGATCGGAGACGGCTCCGACATCCAAGGCCGCATCACTTCGGATGCTGGCGAAGCAATGAGCTTCGTGGTTGCGCAGTTGGCATACACGGAGGGCCAAGTCTACGCTCGACAGTACCTACCCACTCAGTTCCGACAGTTGGTGCCCGTGTCCAACGAGGTCGGCGCTTGGGCAACCTCGGTCCGTTACGAGAAGACGGACTTTGCGGGCAACGCGCAATGGGCCTCCGACAAGGGAACCAAGTTCCCGACGGCAAATGTGCAGTATGACGACAACGTCAAGCCGATCCACCACGCTTATGCAGGGTACGAATACACCTTGCAGGAGTTGCGGGAGACTGCATACCTCCGCCGTCCGCTCAATGAGCGCCGGATGGTGGCTTGTATGGAGATGGTTGAGCGTTTCTGCAACCGAGTGGCTCTCTACGGAGACACCAAGAAGGGCCTCCTCGGCCTCTTCAACTCGGATGTAGTTCCGCAGGATGTCTCCGCCATGACCAAGGGATGGGACGATCCCACGGCCTCCCCGCTGGAAATCTTGGCGGACTTCAACAAGGCTCTATACACTCCGTTCAAGAACTCCAATTTCAATGATGTGGTTGACACGGCCGTCATTCCTCCTGCGGCTTTCCAGCGCTTCGTGTCCACTCCGGTGGTGATCGAAGGGGTGCCGCTGGCTACCACGATCTTGGAGTTCCTCCTCAAGAACAACATCTGCAAGGCCCTCCGAAACATCGACTTGAAGATCATCCCGGGCTTTGGCCTCGATACCGGGACCGGGGCCCCGGGAGCTGCCACGAAGGGTGGAGCTTCGGCGGGCAAGAGCCGTTGCATCTTCTATGTGAACAATCGCGATCGCGTGATTCTGCATATGCCCATGCCGTTGCAGTTCGTCGCTCCTCAGTTCGATGGTGCCACCGTCTTGGTGCCCGGTGAGTTCCGCCTCG